TGTGTATACCTAAAACCCCTCATTATGGATGGGAAATCCCGTTGGGGTTGTGATAAGCGGGATATGTTGATAACAGAAAACGGTCAAAAAGACGAGCATTGCCCATATCATATCTTTATACCCGCGCTAATGCCTATTGATGTTGTAAATTCCGCCCCGGATGAAGATGGAGTGATCACCTATGTGGATGGCACGAGAAACGGGCGGGGGAACCTAAGTATTCGCAAATGGAAAGAATTATATTCTTAACACACAAAGATGTGCACAAAGGAGAATGATAAATGAAAGATGGAGAAAAACATGATTTTAGAGACAAATAAAATCTATTGTGGTGACAATTTAGAAATCATCAAAAGATTAGATGATTGCACCATAGACCTCACTGTAACGTCACCCCCGTATGACAATTTAAGAGAGTATAATGGATACTCATGGAACTTTGAAGCACTTGCACAGCAGTTGTATCGCGTTACAAAGGAAGGTGGCGTTGTGGTATGGGTGGTGGGTGACGCAACCATAAACGGAAGTGAAACAGGAACATCTTTTAAACAAGCATTATATTTCAAAGAAATTGGTTTTAATATACATGACACAATGATTTGGAACAAAGGGGGGTTTTCAGCTGTTGGTTCACTTAAATATGGGTATGCCCCAGTATTTGAGTATATGTTTGTATTTTCAAAAGGAAAAATAAACACATTTAATCCAATTAAAGATAGAATTAATAAACACAAAAACAAAAAAATATCCAAAACAAAAAGATTGGCAGATGGAACTACAAAAAAAGGAAAATCGTATATTAGTTCTGAATATGGACAAAGATTTAATATATGGGATATTTACCCACAAGGCAACACAACATGTCACCCTGCACCATTTCCAGAAAAATTAGCAAATGATCATATTATATCATGGAGCAACTCGGGCGATCTCATCCTTGACCCGTTTATGGGTAGTGGCACAACTGCAAAGATGGCACTAAAGAATGAACGGAATTTCATCGGATTTGAAATATCCCCTGAATATTGTAACATTGCTAATAGGAGAATTGAAGGGTGGAAAACACAGACGAGGTTATTCTGATGATTCCGGGTAACTACCTACACGTCACCAACCAAAGGGGATATAAACGATTAACAAAAACATTGAAACAGAAACCAGTAAGGAGGAGTATTAACCATGAGATTGATTATTATTGATAATGTAAGTGTATCAGAGATTGCCGCGATCCTCGAAATAAGGGTCGATTCGTGTAACACAAAAACAGAAGAACCCGCCGCACTTTTACCACCGCCTGAATATTTTGTTGGGAAACGAGTGCAGTTTGACGCAGATGGGAGGGCGCATAAAGGCACGGTAACTGGTGCAATCGGGGATAGTATAGTTGTCGTTTTGTGTGATATAACCGGGGTGTCTGTAAACGTTAAGATTCAGAATCTGGCTCTTTTGGAGTAATGGGGTATTTTTGATGTTATCTAACATTGCTCATATTCTTATTCGCGTTACACTCACGCAGAATCACATGGGGGGCTTGTTTAAACATGATTGAATATAAAATGCCTCACGCACCAGAAGAGATCACAAATGTGCCTTTTACCGCGCAGATTACCCAGAACACCATAACAGGGGTATATACAATACATCTCTCAAAATATGGCACAAAGAAACAAGGGTTTTCTATACCGTTATTGCCGGAACAGATCGAACGATTAAAATGGTGGTATTAAATGGAAATTTGATTGAGAGGATATCCCTTTGGGGTATCCAAATGAGAAGTATTATATCATTAACACACGTAAATATGCACAACGCAAAAGGAGAAGAACAGAAGATGAACACAAATAGGTATATCAAAACAAACAACAAAATGGTGACTAAAAATGAAGTGTGAAGTATGTGGAAAAGAGATACTTAAATGGGACAAGAAATCTCAAACATGTTCTATTAGATGTAATAGTATCCGTATTTCTGATCAGTTGTATCTGACTACTCTTACAACAAATCCCGAACTGTATGAAAGCGTTAAATCCTTTTTGATTGAACGCCAATTCCCGAATGCAGTAGGTTCAATGTTTATTAGATTTGAAATGAGCCACGGGCTTGGAATCGAAAACAACCCCCATTTCAAACAGAAAATTGCATGGATAATGACATTGCTTGGATACGAATCGCCAAGAAACAAAGGTTGCCCGTTTAGGAGAATTGAATGAAAATAAATAGAATATGGGCGATGCCAAACAAGAACACGTTTGAGATTAAACCCATTAAATCACTGATTAACAAATACCATTTTGGTGTGTCAGTTGATCCATTTGCGAACAATAACCGCATTGCTACAATCACAAACGATTTAGACACACAATACGACACCGATTATAATTTAGATGCCCTTGACTTTCTAAAGACGATTGAATCAGACTCCATTGATACGGTTTTGTTTGATCCCCCATATTCTCCAAGACAAGTCAGTGAATGCTATAAATCACTAAATCGGACAGTAAATATGGCAACCACACAATCTTCATTCTGGGCTAACCTTAAGATAGAAATATCCAGAATCACAAGAAGTAACGGAATTGCCATATCTTGTGGGTGGAACTCAGGAGGTGTTGGACTGAAATATGGATTCGAGATTATTGAGATTTTATTAGTTCCGCATGGAAGTAATCACTATGACACAATTGTCACCGTTGAGAGAAAAACACAACAAAACATAGAAATTGAGGTATTAAATGGCACTTGAATTAAGACAATATCAAAAAGATGCAGTGTCTGCATTCTTCAGCGGGGTGGAGTCTGGTAAGGTTTCCGGGATAATCTCCGCCCCTACGGGGAGCGGCAAAAGCCTTATGATCGCTGATATTTGCAAACAGATGATCACAAACTGGTCGCACACCCGGATCATAGTAGCAACACACAAGAAAGAATTGATCGAACAGGATGAAGAAGAGTTCAAACGGTATTATCCACGGGCCTCAACCGGGGTTTATTCTGCGGGGCTAAATAAACGAAATACTGACAGGAAGGTTATATTTTGTGGTATTCAGAGTGTCGCAAAACGTGCGTTTGATTTTGGAAAGATCGATTTGTTGATCGTGGATGAAGCTCACTTAGTAAATCATGAGGACGGCACATCATACGCTCGTTTCATTTCTGACCTAAAGGTTGCGAATCCCAATCTCGTGATTGTTGGTATGTCTGCGACACCATATAGGCTCGATAACGGATTACTGTATGAAGGCGAGAATCGCCTTTTTGACTGTTTGTATTATGATATTGGATTATCCCGTTTGATAGAAGAGGGATACCTTTCCCCCGTTACGAGCAGAGGGAGCGCCAATAAAATTGATTTATCTGGTGTAAAAACAACCGCTGGGGATTATAACAAGAAAAGCCTTGAACTTGCCGCAGATCAGGTGGAACTAACTCGTAGCGCCGTTGATGAAATATGCAAACACGGGAAAGACCGGAACGCGTGGTTGATTTTTGCCTCTGGTATACGTCACGCAAATCACATCTGCAAAGAGGTTCGGTCACGGGGGATATCGTGCGAAGTTGTTACTGGGGAATGTACCAATGAGGAACGGGCCAGATACCTAAGCGGGTTTAAGAACCGCCAAATACGCTGTTTGGTTAATGTGGAAATACTTGTCGCTGGATTCAATGCACCAGAAACGGATTTAATCGCGTTACTTGTTGCAACCAAATCTGCCGCAAAATACGTGCAAAGTGTAGGGAGAGGGACAAGATTGGCACCCGGAAAAGAGAATTGCCTTCTTCTCGATTTTGGGCAAAATGTAATTCGGCATGGGCCTATTGATGCAATCACCCCAACAGAAGCAAAGGAAAAGGGTGAAGGTACAGGAGAACCGATTTGTAAGGAATGCCCCTCATGTTTTGAAATAATTCCCGCGCAAGCCCATATTTGCCCCGCGTGCTTTTATGAGTTCCCGCAAAAACCTAAACACGGTGCAAAGGCGTATGATGGTGCTGTACTCAGTAAAGATGAAATGCCGCTCATGTATCACGTTGAGGAAGTTGACGCAAAAAGACACAAGAAATCTGATAAGCCTGATAGCATGAGACTCGATTTTTATGTAATTGAGCGCAAAGAACCGATTAGTCATTATATTACCCTTGACCACGGAGGATATGCCGCAGATAAGTCCCGCAAGTATGTACAAGCGGCGGGCGGCGTTGCATCAAACGTGGATGAAGCACTAAAAGAATTTATTCGGTGGAAAGACCCCGTGAAAATCTGGACAAAAATGAACGGCAAATATCGTAACATAACTAAATTTGAGTTCCCTGATACCAGTTCAACACAAGCAGAAATATCCTGAAGTGGGAATGTGGGAATCAAATCAGACTATTTTTTGGAAGGTATTTTAAAGGCATACAATATATAACTGTTAGTTAGGTGGATAGTCATGACGGCGCACAATAAAAAAATATACAAAAATTTAGTAATGCACTCAGTATCAAATGATCCCGACAAAGCCAAGGCGGAATGGTCTCTAAAAACGGTAATAGATGGGTCAAACATGTGTATGGTGTGTGGGCATAGAATCAAAATAGAGGTTTGGTTGGTTAACAAAAATAATGGCAACACGTTGTGCGTTGGTTCAATCTGCGCTGAAGAATTGCTATCCGTTAGAGAAACGTATGTCATGTTAGATGCAATAGAAATGGCAAAGAAAAAAGCGAAACGAAAAAGGGATGCAATAAAAAATGCTAAAGAAATGGACGCGATGAGAATAAAAAGTGGTCACGAGCAACTGCGGGGCGGGGCGCTTATAAGATTAACTAATGTAGAGTGGGTGGAACATCTAATCTCATTGGGAAAATTGTAGTTAAAGGGAACAGGGGGTATATTAATGGGTTAAACCCCTTAGAAACATTAAATAAGCCTTTTTTAGATTATTAACAAAACGACCCCCCCTAAAGAATCGAGTAGATGTAATTAGATATTTATATATACTATACATGCAAATAGATGTATTGTAAGGAGATAAAACAAAATGACAAAAGAAGAGATTTTAACCTTGGTGGAATCATACAAATTCACTATTTCCGCAATCGAACAGCTGAATTTCAGTATTTCCAGAACCATGACGCCCGACCGAATGATGAAATTACAAATGGTTCGTGGTATCATTGAACTAATCGTTACCTTCGATTACACGCATGAAGAAGCGTATGATCTGATACTCAAAACTTTTTAAGGATGTGCAATAATGACAACAAACGACATGTATAAACTTGCGAAGGAACTTGAGAACGACATTGGTTTTTTTAGATATCCAATTGAAGCGAGCGTGAATCTGATCTCAATAAGACCAGCAGTAGCCTCAATATTCTCAGGGGTATATCTGCGATATATCTGCGATTTCTGCGACAAACATGATTTAATATTCATGGTTGCAGACAACGAGATATCCATCACCTCACTATCCTAAATTTTGAGATGGGAGACTGACAAAACCACAATACTTGAGGTATGAGAAAAATGTATAAATCTGAAAAACTAAAACAAATCGGTAACATTGAATCAGAGTGTTTTGATGTTGTTGTTAAGGTTAATCGTGGTAATGATGGGTGGGTATACGTCATATGTGAAAAGGATGAAGATTGCGTCACCCCCGAAGAATATGATGAAATTTGCAAAGACTACTGCATGATTAAGATGACAAAGGGCACAAAAGTCAAAAGGATTGTCGGTGAAAAGGGCATTGCGCTTTTCATCTGGAACTAATCCATTTGTTATAACAAAGGAGATGAGAAGAAATGACAACAATCGAAGAATTAAAGACCAAAATCTCTGAAGCAAAGAACGCATCAGATGCACCATCCGTATATATCGCTGGAAGCATCAACGGCGGGAAAGTACACTTTGGTGAGTCACGATTTACGATTGACCGCAATGGATGCTTAGCTCTTGGAATCGGACACGTTTTCTGCGGAAGCCTGAAATTCAGAGGCCACGACCTTGCAACAGCGGCATATACCGGAATCCACACAATCACATGCAAGCGATGCGCACCAGATGAGGTAAATCTTGATAAAAGAAACAAAAAATATGCACACCTCTTCAAGCACCTTGGAGAAAAAATTTAACTTTTTTGAGGCGACAGACATGACACTAAACCACGAAAACAGAGTGAGAGGGATGAACCTCGAAGAGGCACGGGCGGAACTTGAAGAATGGCAGTGGTTGTATCAAGCTGAAACACGAGACGGTGTACCCGATGATAAATTTTTGGGTCTATGTCTTTACATGAGCGGATTTGTCGAAGCCCATATCTGCATCCTCAGAATGAAAATGCGGGATGAGTAAACTGGAAACGATAAAGTGGAGAATATTTACATATGTTGGGAAATCAAAAAGGATTATATAATCTGCCTTCTAATGTTAGATTGGGTAAATCTACCCAAACGGGATTAAAACAAATGGACGAAACAGAGCAACCCCCTATTAGGGGAAGAATGGTTATGGCAAACGAATCTGAAAAAAGTGACGCTATCAGTAGACTATCTCAGATTACTGATAACATTACCCATCTTATCCAAGTGCCATACATAACAGCGGTTGAGAAAAAGCGATTAAATGTTGCCAAAACAAGGGTTGAAGGGGTTTATACGAGTTTTGTTGAACGTCAAAACCGGACGAACACAATAGCAGAAAAGCGTGAAAAACTGCATTTGGTGCGTCACCTCTCGGCTGATGATATCAAAAAACTTCTAATTACAGAAGATACATATTGAATTTATGTTTACACGCTTATAGATGGAGGTGATAATGAAATCTTAAATAAAAACCACAAACGGCATTACACGCCCCGCATACCTATCTCCAATATAAATCAATATGATACTCATCCATTTTTATCAAACAAAAGTATTTTATACAATGCCGCTGACTTATTGAGTAGAGGTGAAATACATATATGTTGATTAAAGATTTAGTAACGGTTGGTGTGCTTATCGCTGTGCTTGTTGCAGTTTTCGCAATTGTCCCACTGCTCGGTGATCAGATTGATAACTCAGTAAAATACACTACCGATTCCACATGGGATCCTGCAAACAACGATGACATCACATCAGGACAGGAAATTTGGGCAACATCCAGCGGTCTTATCTCGCTTGTTGTTGTGATTGGTCTGTTGTCACTCGTGATCGGAACTCTACTCGTAATGGGAAGAACTCAAACTCAGTAATTCTT